CAAATCCGTGACATATGATCCGTGCGGAAAAGTTGGCCATTGCATAGAAGTTGACGCGGATGACGGGCTTTATCTTGTCGGGGAAGGCCTGATCCCAACCCACAACAGTTCTATCACATCTGTAGCTTTTCCGGCGTGGGTATGGGCGCAGCCTTGGGCCTCGCCAACCTCCGGTCCCGGCGTACAACTCCTGCATGCCTCATACGCCCACAGCCTTGCCCTCCGCGACAGCGTCAAATGCCGCCGCCTCATTGAAAGCCCGTGGTATCAGGAACGCTGGGGTGAGCGGTTCAAGCTCTCCGGCGACCAGAACACCAAAGGCCGCTTTGCCAATGACAAGAACGGCGAACGCCTGATCACTGCCGTTGAAGCGCGCGTGACCGGTGAAGGCGGCGACATCATCGTCATCGACGACCCGAACGCCGCTAACGAAGCCTTTAGCGAGGCCAGCATCTATACCACCACGGAATGGTGGGACGGCACCATGTCTACCCGCCTGAACGATCCCAAGACCGGAGCGTTCATTGTGATTCAACAGCGTCTGAGCGAGCAGGACCTCACCGGCTACATACTTTCCAAGGAAGATGCCGACTGGGTCCACCTGTGCCTGCCCATGCGCTACGAATGGCAGCGCCATACAGTGACCGTCCTTGGCTGGGAAGATCCTCGTGGCCTCGATGACGAGGACAAGCCGCTGGTTCTGGTCGCAGATGACGGCGAGCGTATTGCCCGTGACCCGGAAGCAGCCGGTGAACTGGTCCGCCGCGAAGGCATGCTCCTCTGGCCGGAAAGAATTTCAGAGAAAGAAGTCATCGCGCTGGAAAAAGATCTGGGTCCATACAAGGCCGCAGGCCAGTTACAGCAAAGACCAGCCCCGAAAGGCGGCGGCATCATCAAGGACGATTGGTGGCAGCTATGGCCGGAGAGCCAATACCCCAATATGTCCTATGTTGTGGCCTCCCTCGATACCGCCTATACGACAAAAACAGAGAATGACCCCTCTGCTATGACAGTTTGGGGCATATTTACCGGCGATCTGGCTAATTACGCCACCAATTTTGCCGGTAAAGACGGTCGCCTTATGTCAAAACAGGACCTCGCAGACCGTTTTGACGACGGAATCCGCATTAAAACCATGCAGGAAATGACCGGAGACAGCTTCCCCAAGGTCATGATGATGTATGCATGGCAAGACAGGCTCGAATTGCACGAATTGACACAGAAAGTAGCCAAAACTTGCCGGGATCTTGATGTAAATGTTCTCTTAATTGAAAACAAAGCAGCCGGTATTTCCGTTGCGCAAGAGCTAAAACGCCTGTTTTGGAACGAAAACTTCATGGTGCAGCTTGTCGATCCCAAGGGACAAGACAAAACGGCCAGACTGCACTCCGTTGTGCCTATTTTTGCAGAAAATATGATATATGCACCCAATCGGAAATGGGCTGAAATGGTCATTCGTCAGGTTGGCGAGTTTCCAAAAGGCAAACATGACGATTTGGTTGATACTGTCTCGATGGCAATCAAACATTTACGTGAGATTGGCCTGCTGACGAGAAGTATTGAATGGGCTGCGGAGGCGGAGTACGGTTTGCGCCATCGCGGTAGTGACCTTCCACCGTTGTATGAAGTGTAAAATGGTCAGGGCAAGAGCAGTTGTTGACGTTGTTAAGGCTCCCCTTCCCGGGGGTATTGGCCTTGGCACGTTCAAGGTCGAGGTATGGGGTGACGAACCGTTCGATTTTGTTAGACTGTATGAAATTCAGGCCCGTTCTGATACAATGGCTGCGCAGGAAGGCATTTCTCGCTTTGTAAACGAGATGGAAGAACGCACAACCAAGGAAAATTGAAATGCCGATGACACCCGGTTTGGTCCCGAACATCCGGCAGGTCTATCCGGAGCCTGAACCGGTTGAAACAGAGCCGCTTGACGTAATTGTTGAGATGGATGACGGCACTGACAAGCCGGAAGTCGATACGGATGGCAATATTTTGAAGATCGAGCATGCTGACGGCTCGATCACTGTGTCTCTCGACGGCAAACCTATTCAAAAAGCAAATCGGGAAGAGCGTGGCGGCTGGTTTGACAACCTTGTCGATGACATTGACGAGGGTGAACTCGATCAGATTGCGGATGATCTCCTTCGCGGCATTGCAGACGACATCGAAAGCCGTCGCGAATGGATTGAAGACCGCGCGCAAGGCATCAAGCTGCTTGGGTTGAAGATTGAAATCCCCGGGCTTGGAGGTACGCCGGATGGCGCGCCTGTAGAAGGTATGAGTCGTGTCCGCCACCCACTACTCCTAGAGGCTGTGCTGCGTTTTCAAGCCAATGCCAGAAGCGAACTGCTCCCAACAGACGGCCCGGTAAAGATTCGCAATGATGATAACGATTCAGACCTCCATGAAGACCAGCTTGCGGACGCACTGGAACGTGACCTCAATCATTATCTGACCAGCACTGCCGCAGAATATTACCCCGATACGGATCGTATGCTGCTAACGCTTGGTTTTGGCGGTACAGCTTTCAAAAAAGTATATTACTGCCCGCTCCGGAACCGTCCCGTCAGTGAAACCGTCGATGCCAACGATCTGATTGTTAATAACGCAGCAACAGATCTCCGCAATGCACGCCGTATTACGCATCGCACTTATATGAAGCCTTCTACAGTCAAGCGGCTGCAAATTCTTGGCGTATACCGCGATGTAGATCTATCCGACCCGAAGATGCCCAATCTTGACAGCGTCCAGCGTGCTGAAAGGGATCAGCAGGGCATTAGCGATATATCCATGCGGCCCGAAGATCGCGACCGCGAAATATACGAATGCTATTGCGAACTGGATCTTCGCGGATTTGAGCATAAGTATAAAGGAAAAGAAACCGGCTTAGAAATTCCATACCGTGTCACAATCGACGTATCTTCGCGCAAGGTTCTGTCTATTGTACGCAACTACGATGAAGATCAAGCCGAGCTTCCGGAAGCGCGCCAGAACTTTGTGAAGTATACGTTTGTCCCGGGCTTTGGGTTCTACGACATCGGGCTGCTTCACATTCTGGGCAACACCACGAATGCGATCACGGCAGCGTGGCGCGAGCTTCTCGACTCTGGAATGTACAGTAACTTCCCCGGCTTCCTTATGGCGGATACGGGCGCGCGTCAGAACACAAACATCTTCCGCGTGCCTCCCGGTGGCGGTGCCTTGGTGAAAACCGGCGGTATGCCGATTACGCAAGCCATTATGCCGCTTCCGTACAAGGAGCCTTCCGGTGCCTTGATGAACCTCGTCAACAACATGGCCGACACAGGCATGCGTATTGGCGGTACCAGCGAGCAGCAGGTTGGCGAGGGCAAGCCGGACGCTCCAGTCGGCACCACGCTGGCCATGATTGAACAGGCTACCAAGGTTCTGAACGCTGTCCACAAGCGGCTGCATTCTTCTCAGACCGAAGAATTTGCCCTTCTGGTACGTTGCTTCAAAGAACATCCTGATTCATTTTGGCAACGCAATCGCAGGCCCGCTTTGCAATGGGATCAAACCCGCTTCCTTAGCGCGTTAAGCAATGTAGAGTTTGTCCCGCAGGCAGATCCTAATACAGCCAGCCATGCACAACGGTTGCTAAAGCTCATGGGCCTAAAGCAGCTTCAGGGTCTAAGCCCATCCATGTATGACCCCATTGCCATTGATACGGCTGTCTTGCAGGGCATGGGTTGGTCAAACCCGTCCCAGTTCATGGTTCCGCCGTCTGCTCAAGGCAAACCGCCGCCGGAACTCATGGAGAAGATGGCGAAGGCTCAGACAGATAAGACAAATGCGGACGCTCGCATGCTGGATTCGCAGACCCGCGCTGAAGAGGCCAAGTTCCGCATGGATCTGGATGCTTCCAAGCATGAAATGAACCGGGCTAAGACCGCGAACGACATGCAGAACTACTCGCAAGAAGTAGAAAACCAGCGTCGTATGCAAATGTCCAACGAGCGCATTCAGTTGATTGATCTAGCTCAAAGCCTTGTCCAACATCCGGAAGGGGCAGGCTTGATCCAACCTCTTATTGAACCGGCTCTTGAAGAGCTTGAAGCCAACAAACCGCAAGGAATGCCGTGATGGCCGAGAGAAAGAAACTTACGCCAAAGACATTGCCGCGTTCCGTTCCAGAAGAAAGCCCTGACTGGCAACGTGGTCAGGAATGGGTCCAGACCAATATGGCGGCTCAGGCTCTGAATGCCTATCGCCAGTTTAAGATTAAAACTGCGCAGGATGCTTATGATTATGTGATTTCGCAGGGCGGCACGCCAGAACAGGCTAGTATGGCCCGCGAGGAAGTGACTCGCGGTTTTGCCCGCAGCGAACTAGCAACAACAGCAATGACCCCGCTTGGTCCTGCCCGCGCGGGTCCTGCCGTGCGTGAGGCTATGTCTTTGCCCGCTATGAGGACTGTCGGCAGCCAGCGTGCCGCTGTTACGCCTCGCGAATATGGCATGACGAATTTTGAACTCAACCAGCCTATTTCTGGAGCGTTGCCTCCTCCTCGCATTAGCCCGACGCCCGGTTCCGCCGCCGATATTGCCCGGAATCGACCGCCGCAGTCTTTGGATGAAATGCGTTCGGCTCTTGGTTTGCCTCCGTCAGAGACGGTACGCGCAATTGAAGCAACGCCTACCACAGTTCGCCCGACGCCGGGTTCGCCAGCCGCAAATTTCCGTGATCAGCCTGTTCTAACACTTGATCAACAGCGTGCAGCCCTTGGCCTCCCGCCTACGCAGCAAGAGCAAATTAACGAAGCTATTCGCATGGCTCGCCAGCGTGCTGCCATTGAGGCCATGCCGGTAGAAGTATCGCCTACTGTCGGTTCTGCTGCCCAGCGTGGAGCAGAGGCAAATCGTGCTTATGCCGGTACGCTGGAAGCTGATCGCCGCGCGGCGCTAGGGTTGCCTCGCCAAACACAGGCAGAACTGGAAGCACTTGAT